GGAAAATCTGATTTCATGTCCAAGGATTTCATTCCCTCTGTTCATATGGCCCGTGTTCAGCGAGGCCAGACTTCTGGTATTTACAATGACCAGATCATGACTTTTTCTAAGGATCCGAAAGACAAGCATTTCGATGGTCTTGGTTCACAAGAATACCATTATGTTGATGACCTTTTTCAACATTTGGACAAGGAAGTCCGTTCTGACACTGCCAATGGATTGATTCAAATCGTTTCGTCAGCCCCTTTCCGTCCGTTAATGTGTGAGCCCAATAAGAAAAACACTGTGTCTTATGGTTGTGTTGCTCTCTTTACTTGCACAAATGACGAGTTCGATCTTGCTCCTTCAAATGTTGGACTGGTTGAGCCTCGAGCGCTGTGTGATCGCATTTCTTTGTCTGTTGAGATGCATCGCACTGGTTCTGATATTAAGTTCACTGTACGTGGAGATCGTGCTGTCATTATTGACGGAAAACCTGTTTTTGAACTTACTCCTGAACAATTGCTTACCGTTGTTGTTGATGGTATTCAACACAACCAAAACAAGGTCCATGAAGTTCGTAAGCCTCTTGTCCCTGCCGACATTGATTTCACTTTTTCTGGCACTCGAGAGCTTAAGTACAAGGGTCAAAAGAAACCTATGATCATTCAAGTTGTTGAAGATCTCAAAGATGGCGTTGAACGCCAAGGTTTCATTTCCGATGTTCAAGCTGGAGCTAGCTTTGCACTCGTTGTTACTTTTGTTAGTGCTCTATTCTTTGACGATTTCGTTGCTAATCGCGTTCAAGATTATATGCTCGATTTCTTTGTTGGCTATGTTGGTGCCTGCGCTATCATTCATCTTGCTCAAGCCGCACTCAACTACATTACCCCTCCTGCCCAAAAAGCAGACGAGAAATGGGGCAATGATGCCAACATCGATGAATTCCTCCTCAGCGATGGAGTTGTTGATCCTCAAATGGGTGACACTCCTGAGAAAGTGAAGAAGAACAAAGGCGAAAATAAAGATGAAAAACATGATAGACGACAGTTGCGTTCCAAGCACCGTCGTTTAGAGCGTGTCAATGATACTGAGAACAACTTTTATTATGATCCTGCTTCAGGTTCCCGTAAAGCCCCTCGTGGTCATGTCAATGAGCCTGAACATCAAGCCGGTGTTACTTCTTTTCGTGTCAACGAATTGGCCAAAGCCATTCTTCCTAATATTGGCATGGTCAAAGCTTACTACCCAG